ATCCGCAGCAACAAAACCTGCGTCACACTGAATCAAGAACAACTGGCTTGGATCGTCGATCACATCGGCAGTGATCTTGCCGGAAGTGATGTTGACAGAACCTGGGTAGTAGTTCTTCCACGTGGGCTTGCCAGTGGTGGGATCAATGTAGTTGCAGCCGTTAAACACGCCCACCGCAGCAGTGTGTGTAGCAGGGAGAAACCGAGTGATATAACCACCGGAAAGAGCAACCAAGTCACCTTGAAAAATTGTTCCAGCTTGGTTATCAGCAATCTCGTAACCGTACTGTTTCTGAGCACCAGTAGCGGAGAGGTTGCCAATAGGACGCAAGCCAAAAGCCTTGTCGATATTAGGCATTTGTCATTTCCTTAAAAAAGTTGGATTTTGTCAGCCCTTGTTAGAGCCTCCAAAGGATACGCGAGACTGTCGGGTGGGCCGCTGAATGGTCATGCTGTTGTGAGCATTCGCTTTCATCAGCTCATTGTCGGCAGCTTGCAATTGGTCGTTCGCTCGATTACGGTAATACGCATTGCGCTCTTCAACTGTTTCCACAGGGATGCGAGCAAGGAGTAGGCCTCCCACGCTGATCACGCCAGCATGTCGGCCATCTTCCACTGTTGGGACGTGATAGTCGGGGTACTCGTCCCCACGAACCAACTCATACCCCTCGCGGAGTTTTCCAGAGATGTTCGTGCGGTCGTCAATACCACCAGCTTCAGCCCGAATCCAACGGTGCTTGTATCCCGGAGGCGCAGGAGGCGCATCCAGTCGTGAAGGGGGAGCCCAGGGTTTACGTCGCGCATCTTTCTCACGGGATTCGACACCGCGAGAATTGCGATTGAGTACGGGTACTTTAACGTCTGACATGGTCTTACTCCTTTACGTACTTGGCATATTCCTCGAGAGGAACGCCCAGCTTTTTGGCAATTGCAACTTGACTTGGTGTCAATTTGACAGTGCGGCGTGCGTTGTTAATACCCGAGGATCGGGATGCAGGTGCCACCGTTTGCACGTTCCTGGTGGCTCTGTTAGTTTGCGCTTGAGACTGGCCTCCTCCCAGTTTCTGGGGGAAATTCTGTTTCAAGCGTTTGTCAAGCTCATCATAGTACTCCTCGCTGCTTGGGTCAAATCCTTCGGATTGGATTAGCTGGCGATGAATTCCCCACGCTGCGTGGGTCATGGCCGTGTCGCGGCCGTACCAAGGATTGCGCTCTGCCCATTCTTCAACACGAGGATCAACCTCTTGTTGCACTTGGACCTGTGGCTGCTGCGCTGCCTGTTGCGCTGCTACCTGTTGTTGGTAATCCCACTCTTGCTGCTGGCGCTCGCGCTGCTGAGTGGCGGCAGTAAGCTGGCTTTGCTCCAAAGTCAGGGACGTAAGACGCTGCTGGGCCTCTGTTTCAGTGTCAATGTCGCCCTCTTCACGAGCCTTGCGGATGATCTGCTTGAGAGCGACCACTTGCGTCTGCACACGGCCGTTGGCCTCGCCCAGGCGTTCGCTGTCCACGGCCATGTACTGCTGTTCAAGCTGCGTGGCGCGAGCCTGGACGCTCTTGGCATATTCCAATGCCGCCTGCTCACGGCGCTGGGTCTCGCGCAGGCGTGCGGTCAGCTTGTCAATGCGCTTTTTGACGCCTTCGCTGTATTGGTCGAGCTCGCCCCCGGCAGCGTTGTCGCTGCCCTGTGGGGAGGGCGTTTCAACAAGGGGCGCTTGGGGCTTGTCCAGCACTTCAGCAGCGCCGTCCTCCCCGATGGATACGGTGGCTGGACTTTCATCCTCACCGATCTTAAATTGCAGGTCATCATTCATGTCGTTGCTCCTTTACATGTGCAGAATGTCTTCAGGACTGTTCACAACAGCCAAAACTTCGTCGTCGTTCAACAAACGAATCTCACCACCGTCGATTGGGATGCGAGCACCCGCATATCGGCCGAAGATGATCCAGTCACCTGCCTTGCACCACGGTCCGGCGGGAAATTTACTCTCGTCGGCATAGGCAAGATCGCCCACTTTCAAGACGTAGCCGCACGTGGTGCCAAGCTGCGTTCTGCGCTGCGTTTCCTCGGCCAAGACGATGCCGCCTTTGGTCTTCTCCGCGCCGCGATAGGGCAGGATGGCAATGCGCCACCCGGTAGGTTTTGGAATGGTGTCGATGACGGCTTGGGCGAGCTTCTCGGGGTCAAACCCGAGCTCGGTGTAGGCGTCTTCGAGGGCTGGCGGCTTGTTGGCTGCTTCCTCGGCCCACTTACGCTCCAAGGCGGTCATGTTGATTTCAGGTACTGCTGCGGTTTCCATGGTCTTCCTTTCACTTGAGAAAATCGTCGACATCGTCTGTGACCTTTTTGAGCAAGTCTTTCACGGAGTCTTCAACCATTCTCAAACCCTCAAGGCGACCCATCATGAAGCGGTAGCGCTCCATGTCTGTGATGGTTCCGTTCAGGACAATCTGCTTGGATTGATCCTGGAGTTTCCTGATTTCTTTCAGAACTGCTTCTGCAAATTCAAGCATGGTGATTTCCATGAAAAGCAGACGGTACAAGGCCCCGTCTGATAGCGCTTACTCACAACTCAGTATATCTTAACTGGACGATTACCGTCCTTTTTCTTCACAATCATCGCGGGACCTTGAACACCTTTCGGTGTCTTCACCGCGCCGCCCTTGGCCATCTTGGTTTTACCGGCCTTGTCGTATGCGATCGCAGCGGCCTGCTTCACGGCGGCCGACTTGCTCTTTGGCGCACTGGTGCCGATCTTGCCGTCCTTCTTGTAGTCGCGAACAATCTCTCCGATGTTGGAGCTGATTGTCTTCTGGCTAGAACCTTTTTTAAGCGGCATATTGGCCTCCGGGTTGGTTGATCTTGGCTTGCTGCAGTTGCAGCTTCTGCTGGTTAATCTGGTTGGTTTCTTGCGCTTTCTGCTGATCCAGCGCCAAGCGCTGCTGATCAATGTTGATGCGTGCTTGATCCGCCTGGCCGCGCTGGGCAATCTCTTTTTCCTTGAGCACGACCAACGGGTCGGGTCCTTCGCCACCTGCGAAAGCCTCTTGCATGTCCCGCACCTCCTTGATTCCAGCTGCAATGCGCAGGGCAATCATGCCCTCCTTCTGGATGGCAGACACCATGCGATCGGGATCGGTGCCATAGGCCTTGAACAGGTCGGCTTCGACGTCCTCTTCCGCGCGCAGGCGCACGTGATCCAGGATGTGCTTTTGCAGTTCAATCGCGGCCAAGGGGTTGGCCTGCAAAAGAGGTGACAGGCCCATCATCAGGTGCGCTGCCATGTGGGCATCATGCTGCTGGCCGGCAAAGGCTTTGAGCTTCATGCCATTGAGCACGTCGCTGTTCTCAGACGCAGGGTCGCGAGGCGTATTGGTGTTCTGCGGCAACAGCACACCATCAATGTCACGGACGTTCAGCGCTGCATACATGCGGTAGAAGGCCTCGTACATGTTGTGCATGTTCGGGGCGCTCTGTGCAAGCTGCAGCTGCATCTGCGCAAGCTGGATACGCTGAGCGGAGCTGAAGATGTTGGGGTCAGCCACGGGCTGCACCGACACCATGGTGTCAAAGTCCTTCTTCTTGATCTTGCGACTGGCCCCAGGCACGTCGTAGGGGTACTCGTCAGGCATGTACTGGCCAAAGCCTTCGAACAGCAGGCGAAACTCCAGCGTCTGCGCATAGTGCAGGCGCTTGTGGATGCTGGACATGACCATGGAGCCACGCTCCAGCAGCGCTAGGGTCGTTCCGACCTGCGCGTACTGGTTGCCGTCGCCAACTTGCATGTCGGCAGTGCTGGACAGGCGCTTGCCCGAGTCAATCAAGAACCCCATCAGGGCAAACAGCACCTGGCTTGGCTCTTTGTAGGGTAAGGGCATCAAAGAGGCGGAAAGTTCCGCGCCGCCAGCGTCAATGTCACGCCATTCGCCTGGTTGGATCGGATTAGAGTCGTCCGCGATCCGCGCGCCCTTGGCCTTGAAGCCTGCGGGCAGGTTAGACAGAGTTCCAGCGTCGGTCAACTGGCGCAAAGCGCTCGTAGCGGCCTTGCTGAGGCCACCAATGAGGTGCACAAAGCCCAGACCATAGGCTCCTGGGCCTTCGACAAGCACGTAATGCACAAAATAGTTGCGGCGACGGCATTTTTTGTCGTCTTCTTTCCAGTTTCGACGAATTCCGACCACTTTAAGCGTGTCCTCGGCCAGTGTGACGACGTATGGGCGCTTGATCCCGGTCACCTCGCCGTCTTCGTCCTTGTCTTCAAAGCCTGGGATGTCCAAATCAACCAGTTGCTCGAGCAAAAACACCTCTCCAATGTCGTCGGTAGGCTGGATGCCGGTGATTTTGTCAACCGCCTCTTGAATTTGACTCGCATCAGCGGGTGTAGAGTAAGTGTCCAAGAAAATATCGAGGTACTCACCGGCCAAGGCGCGCTTTTTGTACTCGTTGGAGTCCATCGCAATGCGGTGCGTGAGCCGTGGGCATTGGGACACGACACTTGAGCCGTTGTAGGGGATGTAAACGTCGTCTGCCAGGCACAGTTTGGATACCATGCGCTCCAGTTGGTAGTCGTAGTAGACCTTTTTGAAGGTCGAACCACCGTAACCAGTGTAGAAAAGCTGCTGGTCAAACTCCGGCGTGTACTCCTCCATCACCGTGGTGAGCTGATAGTTCATAAAGTCCTGCACGCGGCCGGCCTGCTGGAACTTTTCCACCGTCTCCTTGCCCATGATCTGGCTGCGGACAGGTCCGCCGGCAGGCATGAGCTCTTTGAAGGCCTGTGCCTGGAACTGAATGATGGCCTCGGTCAGCATTGGATGGGTCGCGCCTGACGCGCCACGGAAAGGCTTGGTGCGCTCTTCCATGCGAAAGCCCAGCAGATCAAGACCCTTGGCGTACATCTGCTCCCAGTCGGAGCGCGAACCCTTGTCCGCCTCGAACAAAGAGGACACTTCGATGCCGATCGTGGCCAACTCGTCTGGATCAATGACCTCGGCCAGGTTGGCGTAGAAGTCCACCTCCTCGGCATCCTTCTCGCCCATCTCAATGATCGCGCCGCCGTCCTCTTCGATGATGATCTCGATGTCCGACTGGGGCGCTGGAATGCCCCCGCCGCCGATGACTACCTCGAGCATGGGCATGCGGTTCAGTGCTTTTTCGATTGCCATTTTGTTCCTTATCGAGTGCGTGAGGACGCGCCGAGCTTTGTTTTGTAATTCTGCAGCAAGGGGGTCAGGTAGCTGTCCGACTCCTCAATTGCCGACGGCTTAAGGTAGTCTTGGAGGAATCTCAGGACGGCTCCGTCGTACTTCTCAGGTGCAGTGTTGCCAGTGGCACGACCGTTACCTTTGATTTGTGTCACGACAGGCGTGGTCTCGTCCAACATCTTCACCTCAATTGTGTTGACAGGTCTATTTCTGTTGTCACGTAGAGTATATACCCGCCACTGGCCTGTGTTAAACCCTTTTTGCTTCTCGGAACCGTAGCCTACGCTTCCAAGCTCATAACCACCCACGGAGTGGCCGACATACGCGCCTTCCGGCACTGTTGCTTCGCGCTTTTCAATGCGTTTCCAGGCAAATCCGTCCAGGCCCGAGCCCTCGCCAAACTGCAACAGGGGCTTGCTCACACCTTCAGAAAACACTTTTTCCGCCACGGGCTTGCCGGCTCTAATCCTGCTGACCATGGTCTCAAGCTTGAACTTGTCTTCTCCCAGCTTTAATCCCCCGCGTACCGCGTCTTCGAAACGGATGTTGGCAAGCTCTCGCGCGGGCAGGCCGGCCAGGTACTGATTGATGTTTTCTGGCTTAAACAACACGTCAAGTGTCTTGCCCATGTAGCCAATGTCGTAAACAGGCTCGCCCTTTTCAATGGCGGTAAGCACGTTTTGGGGCAGTAGATTTGGCCCCACTTCTGACTGGTCCAAGCCTTGTAGGCCTGAGCGGCCCTTGCCAAACTGGTCATTGGCCCACGCAAGTTGTTGCTCAGGCGTCATCTTCTTGTAGGCAGATGCCTCTTCAAAGGCTGCGTACAAGTCCTTTGCTGAACGCGCGCTGTTCTCGTTCACAATGCGGTCCGGGTCTTTGATCCCACGGGTTGTGACCCCTATTTCGGTGTTAATCAGCTCTGGTCGCACGCCCTGGGCCATCATCTTGTCCGCTTCTGCCTCTGCCGCTGCACGGCCCATGGCCCGGCCTTCCGAGCTGATGGAGCTGTAGGCGGTCTCAGCAGCAGCAGGGTTGGTGGTGATCAGGTTGCCCCGGAGACCTGTAGCCTCGTCATAGCGCCGCGAGACGTCTTCGTATGATTCCGGATATTCTGGGAAGAAGCGCGATTCAGCGGGCCCTGGACCAACAAAATCCGCAGCTGGACGTGCCCCTTCTCTGGTCCTTGTCTTGCCTACGGCCAAGGAATCTATAAGGCTCCTCGGAAAGCCTGTTCTCAGGTCTGACAACGCCGTTCCCTTAAGCCTGCCTGCTTTGATCCCTTCCAAAATCGGGTCGTCTGGCGTGCCGTACTGCCGTTCAAAGTAGTTGCGCGCCTTCTTGTTCCAGAAATCTTCAATAAGGCCGCGTTTCTCATCGTTTCTTTCTGTGACGTACTTGGCCTCAGTTATGCCGCCTTGCAACAACTGATCTACCTCGCTGACGTTTTTGTTCAGTCCCACTGGGCCCGTGAGCATGGTGCTGCCGGTGGGGCGCACCGCGTACGACGCGCCAGGGACAGAAATCTGGCGGTTGTACTCCAAGAAATCCTTGCCCACGTCAGCAGCCTTGTCACCCACGGCCTTGGCGGCCTTCATGCCTGCGCGCACAGGTGCGGTAGGGTTCGCGGCGCTTGAGCCAATCTCAGCCATGTTGTACAGGGCGCGCGCTGCCGTGCCTTCCTTAGGCGGCTCCTGGCGAATGCCTGCCTTGGTGGCGCGGCGCTTCAAATCCTCCGAGCCCAGCATGGGCGCTTCCACGTTGTAGCCAAACGGACGCATGGCCATGGTGGCCAAGTCCACCGGTGCACCCAAGAGGTTGTACGGTGTTTCAGAGATGCCCTGCAATGCAGCAGCTTCCAGGTCCCCTGCCTTGGTCGAGCTCTTGCGACCTTTGCCAGACTTGGGCGTGACAAAAGCAGGCCTGCTTGCGGCGTCAAGCTCTGCTTGCGAGACCTCTCCCTCTTCAGGGCTGCCCTCGGCGCGCTTCTTGGCAGGGCCGAGATTGACTCGGACTTCACGGCCCGCGCCAGGCGGCACCTTCTCGCCGGCATAGTCTCGGATCAGGCCGTAGGGCCCGAACGCGCCGTAGTCCCCGGTCCGCGCTTCTTGCATCGCGTTGGGGTTGGGCGGGTTGAAATCGTACTTGTCCACGACCTGCAAGTTGCCCTGGGGGTCTTTCATGTACCTGAACTGGCCCAGTGTGGTCTGTACGTTGCCCATGGGATCAGCCATAGAAAACAGGCTCGGGGACATCGATGCAGGGACCTTGCCTTTCTTGTTCATCTCCTTGGCCAGGGCCACGTAATCAGCGTAGTTGATGGAGCCCTTGTCCCCGCCCTTGAGTGCGGCCAACTCCCGCATGACGTCCATCTCTTCAGGCGAAAAATTCTTCTCGGTGATCGGCGTCTTTGCGCCTTGCACGGTCTCCAGCAGTGTGCGGCCAGAAGTGGGGAACACGTCTGCAGGCAGGCGCTGCGCGATAAAGTCCAGAACCCTGTTGACGCCTGTGACTTTGGGGGCGGCGTTTCCCTCAAGCTTTTTTACTTCACCACCATCAGCAAAAGTCTTCTTGGCCAAAGTGTTTCTGGTCAGGGTTGGTGCCTCCAATGTTGGCGCTCCAAGGGTATTGGCCCGTAGGCCGCGAGCCTTGTTCTTGGCAGCTTCAATCTTGCGCTGGTACTGCTCGACAAACGCCTCCATCTGCGCCCGGGCTGAGTCCGTGTTCTTAGGCTCACCAGGCGAGGATGTCGTGTCAAGCTTCAGCTGCTTAATTTCCGCCAAAGGAGCCAGCTTGAGGTTCATCTCCTTGGAAGACTCCGAACCGCCCGCGCCCCGCGAAGGGCGCTTTATGTTCTGGCGCACAGGGGACAGTTTCTTGGTCACGCTAGTCACATCGGTCAAATACTTTTGAGCCGTGCCCAACGGGTCTATGTCGGCCGACTCAGTTTTCTCCTGCTCTTGCTGCAGATAGTCGTTGACCAAAGTGCCGTTGCTCACGGCCTCTCCGCCTTCTTTGAAGAACGCCGGCATTGTTGGGGCCGCAATTACATTGCCAAAACGGTCCGTTGTAGTGCCCAAGGTGCCTGACAGAGGCGCTCCTCCCCCTGAAGCTTGAGCGGACAGTTGGCCCTGTCTCACCGCGTCTGCTGCGGGGACCACTGCGGAAGCAACTGCGTTACCCATGCGATCCCGCGTGGTGCCAAATGTGTCTGACAGCTTCTTGTAGCTACCCAAAGTGTGGGGGTCCAAACTATCATTGCCCATTGAGCGCGCGGGCAAAGCGGGTGCAGACGGTGTGCCAGACTGGGCCGGCACCATTGGGCGCTCATAACTGTTCGCAGGAGCAGCCAGAGGGCCGATTGCGGTGCGCTTGAGCACCTCGTCTTCAAACGCGTTCAGGCCAGGGGCCCTCAAGCCGGCACCAGGGAGAGTGGGAACGCCGTAGTCAGGTGTGCCAGGGCCCCCAGGTGTGCCACCTGTTCCGGGCCTTGGCCGCATGGTTATCGGGTCAAATTCCCTTGGACCTGTAGCAGAATTCACTGCAATTCCGGTAGGGGGGATTGCCGGAGGTGTCACAGGAAATGGCGTCACAGGTGGGGGTGCCACAGGTGGGGGTGCCACAGGTGGGGGTGCCACAGGTGGGGGTGCCACAGGTGGGGGTGCCACAGGTGATGTCACGGGAGGATTGGCAGCAGCGGCAGCGGCAGCAGCGGCAGCAGCGGCAGCAGCACGCTTTCTGGCTTCTTCAGCAGCTGTTGTGTACTCTGGAACGCCTCCAAACTCGGGAAATGCCGCAGCCAATTGTTCTGGGCTGTACTTGAGAAGCGCTTTGTCCAACTCTTCTTGAGTTTGCGGCTTTGTTTTAATCAAGGCACGAAGAGCCGCCGCCTGCTCCACCGCAGTGGGGGGAGCCGTTGCAGTTGTTGCAGTTGTTGCAGCCGTTGGAGTTGTTGGAGTTGTTGCAGCCGTTGGAGCCGTTGCAGTTGTTGGAGCCGTTGCAGGTAGGCTAATGTTGGCATTGACTTGGCCAGGCAAGGTAGCCATAGGCGGACCATTGACTTGGCCAGGCAAGGTAGCCATAGGCGGACCATTGACTTGGCCAGGGGCGGTGCCTATTTGATCGAATCCAGCTAAGTCATCTCGAGCAGATGCCCCACCACCCAACGATGGAAAACCGTCCCCACCACCCAACGATGGAAAACCGTCCCCACCACCCAACGATGGAAAACCGTTGCCTGCTCCGTCAAGGCTGGATAGATCGTCTTGGGCCGATGGGCCATTGACTTGACCAGGGGCGGTGCCCATGGAATCTCCATTGACCTGGCCAGGGAGCGACGGGGAACCGCCTCCGCCACCGCTGCCCACTCCCGCGTTGGCAAGGGTGTCTTGGATGTATCTGTCCAAGTCGCTGGTGTACCTGTTGATGTCAGGCGGGCTTGTGTACAGGTGACCAGAAGGCATCCCGCCACCCATGCCTATGTCGTTGGTCATCGTGGGAACACCCGTGCCACCGGCCGGAACTCCAAGGCCGCCAGCGCCAGCGCCACCAGAAGCTCCAGCGCCCGGGGCCTCGCCGCCGGGAGTTCCAACGCCAGGGGCCTCACCGCCAGCACCTCCCTCGGCTGGAGCTCCACCGGCTGGAACTTCCTCACCGACACCTCCAGCACCGAGCGCCCCACCGGCCGGAACTCCGCCAAAACTGCCGGAGTCCGCGCTGCCGGAGCCGGGACTGCTAGGACTGCCCGAACCCGGGCTGCCAACTCCTGCGTTAACAAGGGTGTTTTGAATGTAGTTGTTAAGGTTGTTCGTGAACGCCGGCGCGTTAACCGCAGGGCGAGCCGGTGTTGGCAAGTTTGCCATCATCTGGTCGAACCGGGAAGGGGCCGACGGCACGTTTGAGGAGGGGCGAAATGTAACCCCGGTACTGGCAGAAACCGATGGCTTGCTCGGGGCGGGAGGACGCCATGTAACCCCGGTACTGGCAGAAACCGATGGCTTGCTCGGGGCGGGAGGACGCCATGTGACGCCAGAGCTGGAAGGAACCGACGGCCTATTCGGGGAGGGCGTAAACGAAGACGTCGTTCTTGGAGGGGTGAGTTTAGGCGCAGGAGGCAAGTACGCCCGTGGAAGTACAGCCGGAGGCAGATATGCCCGTGGAAGTACGGAAGAAGATGCCTGCGTCGCCATCAGCTGGTCAAACCGCGATGGCGCAGAACTAGAGGCGGTTTTGCTTGGCAAAGTAGGAGGCCTGCTCCGAGCTGCTTTAGCGGCGGCCTCCGCTTTTGCCCTTGCGGCCTTGGCGTCAGCTTCAGCCCTTACTCGCGCTGCCGTCGCCGCAGACTGCGCATCCCGCTGCGCCTTATATTTGGCCGCCTTCGCATCCTGCTCTGCCTTGATACGTGCCAAGTTGGTATCGTTTCTTGCCATGTTGTCCCGGGTTGCTTGCGAAAGGCCTGGAGCGTT